AAACACCCTCTGCAGTTAAATCTTCTATCATGTAACTGGGTAAGGTTCCTTCATTGATACCCATACCTTTTCTGATATCTTTGTATAATTTATCTGCAAGTTTTTTACCCTTAGAAGGAACACCCTCTTTGAAGTTTTCAAAGTCTCCGTCCTCTGCATATTGTCTCATTTTACTTGCACTCATACCTGATACATCATCTGCATCAGGGTCTCTTTCTCCAGCTGATACAATATTGATATTCTTAAACTTGTAGTATCCGTGTCTTGCTTTGACTCCGTTGTATTTGGTCAATAACATTTCAAACTCTTTTACTCGGTCTGAACCTACAACCATGTTTACATTTACATATTTCTTTTGGTGTAAGAAGTTTGCAATCTCAAATACAGTTCTAACATTTGCATCTACTACGATTTTACCAAAGAACTTTCTAAGGTATTTTACTTTGTCTTTATGGTTTAGTGGATTTTTTCTTTTGTCGTTTGAATGAGAAGAGAATAGTAAAACATCTGTTCCTCTACCAATCTGTAGAAGTTTCTTAACAAGCTTCTCATGACCTGTTGTAGGTGGATTGAATCGACCAAAAGTGAATGTTGCACTTTTTTCTTTTTGTTCTGATACGAAATAATTAAATGTCTTCATTTGTCCCAATTCTTTTGTGCTGTGAAGTTATTAAATGCAAACTCCATTCTATCTACGAGTTTGACTGCACTTCCTGTTTTATCAATTGCAACATAACCTTCGGGGTTTACTACCTCAAAACCATTTGCAGTTTTCTTAAATGTTCCTATACTCTTTACTCTATTTAGGACGGTTATGACCATTTGTTTTGCAACGACCAAGTGTCCCATGAATGCAGTAAGATTCTCTATAAACTTTTTAAGAGCTCTTAGTTCACTGTATAATTGTTCACCAATCTCTGTCTTAATTTGTTTTGTTTTTTCCATTTTAACTTTACCAACTACTTTATCTCTCCAGTAGTTTTCAAAGTGTTTCATGTATCCTTCATAGGTTGGTTTGAATTTACCACTCCTAATCAATGCATTACAATATGTTTTGTAACTTGCACCAGCTCCTTTAGAACCGATTGCACTTTGTATCTCTTGAAACTTTTGTAAATCCTTTTTCTTAATACCGTGGAATGCTTTACCAGTCTTAGATAACTCTTGAGTCAATGCAACAGTTTCTTTTGCAGTCATAGAACCTTTACCACTTACATCTTTATAACTTGCATCGTCTATCCATACATCTTTGTTGTGTCCTAATTTTGATATGTCTGCACCAAAACTTGCAGATAGACTTGGTATATCTGCACCAGTATATGTGGTATGAAATACAATTCCCATTTTAGAACCAGCAATATGTTTACCTAAATCTGATTCAGTATTTACTGCATAAAGAATAGTATTTGGTTGGAATGTGACGAATGATTTACCGTCAATCTTTTGCATTTTCTTGTCATTGGTATACATTAAATCACCTTGCATGATTGTATTCCAAGATAGTCTAGATAAGTATTTGAATGAGGTTAGAAACTTCTCTTGTAATTGACCTGATAGTTCTGAATCTTCTTTGATTTCTTGTTCTGAGGTATAGAACTTAGGGCCTGTTTTTCTAAATAAACTTTTCTTTGCAACAAAGAATTGACCAGTCTCGGGGTGTTTTCCACAAAAGATAGCAGGAGCTCCGTCCCACTTTACCGTCATTTTGACACCTGAAGAAGCATTACCCTTCAACATGTCTCTCAGTCCTTGTAGAAAATTTATTGCACCACGACCACCATCAATACCTTGGTTGATAATTTCGTCTTCTAAATGTTCTAAATGTAGATTCTTTGCACCCATAATAGTAGTATATCACAATGTTGTTGTGTCGTCTACTATTTATGGTTTTTTAGAGGTTATAAAGCTTTAACTTTGGTTTCCCACTCTTCTTCAGTTTCACTACCAGTAAAACCATCTGAAATGAGTTGTTGAAGTCTTGCAATCTCAGTGTTGTTTGCAGAAATGATAGCTTTTTGTGAGTCAACATCTGTTGTCCCTTCTTGACCTAGAAGGTCTGAACCATTGTCTGACCAGTCTTTCCATGCATTATAATTCTCTAGAACACCACTTGTTGATGAAGAATCTGCTGAAGGGTTATTACTTCTCCACTCTGCATGATATGCGTCTGCACCAGCACCAGTCCAACTGACACCGTTTCCGTCTGCACCAACTACTGTATATGTTGCATTATTACCTTCAACCCAATCTATCATGTTCTGAAGTTTGGTATTTTGTGCTTGTAATTCTGTTACTTGGTCTGCTAAAAGAGGCATATAAATCTCCCGAATTTATGTTATACGGTTATTTATATTTTCGAGAGGGGTGAGGAATGAAGTTTATCCTCTAAAGATTCAATTTTGAGTTGCACGATTTGTGCTTTTTTATCTTCACCTAATTTTTTGAGTCGTCTCAATTCCTTCTTTAACTCTATTTTAAGAGTTATAGAATCAATAACTTCTGTAGGTTTCAATGTTTTAGTCATAATAACAATATTATTTATATCACCTTCCAGTATATAATATAAACCCCCTTTCGTCAAGGGGGTTTTTAATTGGCGGTCTGTAGGGGAATCGAACCCCTCTCTTCGCCGTGACAGGGCGACATACTAACCGATATACTAACAGACCGAATTGGCAGCCCGTAGGAGAATCGAACTCCTGTTGCATGGATGAAAACCATGTGTCCTAACCACTAGACGAACGGGCCGTGTAAGTCTTTGTCCACTCAAGAAACACATATTTTGCTTCTTCTTTACTCAAACCAAAGTTGTCTCTTAACCACCTTGGAGCTCCAAACATATTAATTTTACCCGACTCTCTTAATCGGTCTAGGTGCCAAAAATATTCACTGGGGTCATATTTATCATACATTAGGAATCTCCTTCCATAACTTTCCAATCCTGAGCTGTATAGCCAGTCATGATAAACTCCCTTTCGACCTCTGATAGGTCATGAAAGATATCTTGAATCAATCTCTTCCTATTAGGACTATTCCACTCATTAATCTGAGCTTGGGTTGTTTCAACAACCATGTAATTTATTTTGCCTGTTAAAGGGCTTGTTCTTTCAATCTCTACCATCATATTAAAAATCTCCTTCTGCAACTTGAACTACAGTGGTTCCTCTTGCTCTCCACATATCAACAACTTTCTGTCTGTCGTCAAATACAAGGTCAATTACACCACCAAACTCTTCAAACTTATCTGCAAGGGCAGCTTTAAAAACTTCATCAGGTTCAAATGAATCGTTAGGTCTAAGGAAAAGACCTTTATGTCCTTTACCAATCCACCTATCGATTTGTGATTCAGTAACTTCTCTTTCTGATTCATTCCTCGCTGAGAAGAATGCAACATCGTCACCTTGAGCAATAAATCTTTTTGCAATATCACAAACATGTTCTACTGGAGTATCGAAAACAGTTTGTCTCCTAAATTCATTCCAATCTTTAGGTTGAGAACCGTCTACTAAATGTCTCCTATGCTCACAATTTGCAATAGTTCCGTCAACATCAAAAATTATAGTTTTTTTGTTCATATTAGTGAAAAACCCTCCAATTTTTACCACCGTCTACAGATATATGACTGATAGACATTTTACCAATCGGATTCATAAATCCATGAGCTGGTAATTTAGAACACATTAAATCCCAATCGTTACCATTACCACTAAGTGCAAGGTCATTTAATACAGATGGTATAGGTATATCGATAATAGCACCGTCTTTAACTACACCGTCAATTATTGGGAAACCTTTTATTCTTACTTTTTTCATACTACTAGTATAACAAAAAGCTGGACTCGTTGTCAAGGCTTATATTTTGAAATCTGAGTAATCTCTACCTCTATCTGCAACTGGGACATCGTCACTGATATATTGTTCACCTTCAACCAATTCAGTTTGTGCTTCTTGTTCACAATCATATAGTTTCATACGACTTCTATCAATACCAATCACAAATCTTTTGAAGATTGTAGGGTCATTGTATCGATTCTTCAGCTGTTTAACTACGAGTTGGTCTAGGTCTTCTAGTTCATCACTGGTAATCAATGCAAACATTAAGTCTGCAGTTGCAGGCAGACCAAAAGATTCTGAAGTATCTTCTAGTCCAATATCTGTAGAACCATATCCACTTCTTGTAGTCTGAGTTGCAGATACAAGTGGGACATCAAACTCAACTGCAAGACCTCTAAGTTCTTCTGCAATACTCTTAACTAGTGTGTATGAGTTTGCACCTTGGCCTGGTCTTACTCTATGACTTGCACATATGTTTAGATAGTCAATGAATATGATATCGGGTGTGAAGTCTTTCTTGATATCCAGTTCTTGTAATAAGTGTCTGAAGTGACCAACATGAGCAGCTGCAGTTGGATATTCTTTAATGATTAGTTTACCTTTAGTTTTGTTTTTGAGTTTATCAACTTTCTTATCAAATTGTTTCTTACTCATATCGGGGATTTCTTTCATAGGAACATTCATAATGTTTGCGTCAATCCTCTCTGCAATTCTTTCTTCTGACATTTCAAGTGTAATGTATAATACATTCTTGTTCATCATAAGACAACTTGCAGCTTGGTGACACATAAACAATGATTTACCAACACCCGTTCCAGCAAGAACAATGTTCAAAGTTTTGTTAGGTAATCCACCTTTTGTAATCTTGTTGAAGTATTCTAAATCAAAAGGAATCTTCTCTTCTTCTGTATGATAGAAATCAAATCTATCGTCTGAGTCTTCCAACTGGTCGTGTCCAATTTGAGTATCAAAGGACACGGAAAGTGCATCTTTCAAAAGCTCTGGTATTTCACCTGTTGACCTTTGAGATTTCTTGTCGATAACCTCAATAGAATCCATGACTGCAATATAGATTGCTCTATCTTTACACCATGATTCCGTTTCGTCAACTAACCAATCTTGAGGTGTATTATCAACCTCAAATTTTCCAACGATATTTTTTGCGTCCTTGACGACATTCTCGTTTATACTTGTGGAATTGTCAAGGTTTATGAGAAGTGCTTCTTTCGTTGGTGGTTTTGTATACTTCTGAAAATATGCATATACTTCTTCAAATATAGTCTTTTCAGTTGTATCAGTGAAATACTCTGGCTTCAGAAATGGGATACACTTCCGTGTAAACTCTTCATTCTGAATCAGATTCTTCAGTATTGTCTGTTCTAGTCGCGTTTCCATACTTAAAATAATCTTTTACTACCTCTTCGAGTCTTTCCATTACTTCATCAGTAAAGTATTTCTCGGGGTTATTGTTAATAGTTTTACCAAATTCTGTTTTACCATTTGGTAATTCAATTCTTGTTGAGGACTTCTTGAAGATACCACTTGCAAGAGCAAGGTCAAGAAGACCATAGTATCTATCAAGTCCAGTATCATAATGTAATCTTACATCTACAACTCTGTTCTCAACTGTAAGTCTTGATTTTGCATTCTTACAATGAATGATATTACCTACAACTTCAGTTCCTTCTTTCTCTTTTTTCTTAGATAGATAAACAATGGAAGAAGCTGCATACTTCAATCCACTACCACCACCCATTTCTTTCTGAGGGAACATTGAACCAATCACATCATAAGTATGATTAGTTACAATCATAGGGACTCCTGCCCTACCAAGTTTTAGGGTCAACACTCTGAATGCACCTTTAACAACTTGAGCTCGAGTCATGTCTCGGGTTTCTTTACCCTCTGCAGTATCCTCAATCTCTTTTGTAGTTGATAACATTCCAAGAGAATCAAGACACATTGCCATTGGTGGTCTCTTATCTTTTGGAGTTTCAAGATACTTATCAAGTATGCTGATTGCCTGTTTACGAAATTCTTGAACGGTTACCACAGGCACGATAACAATTCTGTTTGAATCGATTCCTCTATCCTCAATCATTTGTCTACTGATTGCAGATTCAGATTCGAAATAGATTACTGCAGCTTCGGGATTATCGTCAAGGAATTGTTTACACATTCCCAGTGCAAAGTAGGTTTTACCTGTTGCTGATTCTCCTGCGATTGCAGTGATTTTGTTTTTAGGTAATCCACCATAAAGTGAACCACTCAATAATGCATTAAAGATGTAACTTCCTGTATCAATGAAGGAATCTACATCTCCAGCACTCACACCTTCTGCAACGATATCTGCATATTCGTTGCCTGATGCTTTTACTAAGTCTTTAATAAATGACATATACACCTCTCATAATGTTTATACTATTCAGTATAATATATAGAGGGTTATTCGTCAATAGGGTTTTGGTTTAATTTGTGGCAAAGGTCTTTTATGGAATCGTCTGTTCTTACATGTTCTTCCATCATTTTTTTCACCACTGACATTTGAGCCTCTAAATGAATTATAAATCCAAAGATTATTGCAATCATAAAGATATAAAAACAATCCATTAATGTTATTATCATGATACTTTATCTATTTGTTCTTGGGTTACTGCACCACTTTCCATAACTTTTTTTCTGTTATCTAAATGTTGCTGTTCTACTAAGTCTTTGTTCTCTCCAGTATATGGAACTGCATGACCGTCTGCAATCATTTCTTGATTGATATCTGACTTCACTCCGAATACTGGGTGACCGTCAGCGTGGTGTGCATATAATGTTCCTAGGATTCTTCCAAACTTCCCTTTATCATGTGATACTAGAGTTACATAATCTGCAGAATCTAGTAATCCTTTTAAATGTTTTTTAGAAGCTTTACCGAATAGTTTTTCTACTTTGTCTCTTGTTCGCGACTCTGGCGTATCAATTCCTACCATTCTTACTCTTTGTTTTTTGTAGACCATACCGAATCCTAAATCGATATCTACATCTACGGTGTCGCCGTCTACGACTTTTGATATACTTACTTTATATTCATACATGTTGATTGTGTTTCCTATGTGCAGATTTCTGTTCCCAGTCTTCTATAGCTTTTCTTATAGAACCTTCTGCAAGAACAGAGCAATGTAATTTAATTGGAGGCAAATCTAGTATCGCTGCAATATCTTTATCTTTTATTAATTTTGCTTCTTCAATGGTTTTACCTTTTAACATTTCTACGAATGTTGTTGAAGACGCAATTGCAGAACCACAACCATATGTTTTAAATTTTACATCTATGATTCTTTCGTCTAGGTCTAACTTCAATTGAAGTTTCATAACATCACCACATGCTGGAGCTCCTTCCATTCCTGTTGCAACCATAGGGTCATTAGGGTCGAATCGTCCAACAGCATGTTTTTCGGGGTTATTTAGAACAGACTCAAATCGTTCTACTACTTCTTTACTATATGCCATTACTGTTATTTATCCAAAAAAGGAGTCTAAACTTGCAACTGGTTCTACATTCCAATTGATTAAGTTTACGACAACTTTCAATGGTTCAACAAATGCTTTGTCAAACTGCATATCATAGTCTACGAACCTATGGAGGTCAAACTCTCTTGGTAAGACATTCATGAATGATATGACATTCTCATTGATAGGATTTGGTGTTGTTAGATATGTAAAGTGAATCTTCTCTCCGTTCTTTATCTTCTCATACCTCATGTCCACATTCTTTTGTGCAAGGTGGTGATTGTATAAAAGAGAACCACGAACATGGATAGGTGTTCCTTTACCATATATGTTTGTTGTATCTTTGTATTGTGCAAGGTTCTTACAGCCTCTAGGGAAAGCAACCTCTTCGGGTGGTAAGTTACGAAACTCTTTTCGTGCAGTTTCTACGAACTCCCATAAGTCTTGTTCAGAACCACTCATAACAACCTTGAAAGCTTCTGTAAGTTTTGTTCTGACCCATTGTGGTGTAGAAGACTTTGCAGTCTCGATACCCATCATTTTGAGTTTCGGAACTGCAAGTCTTACACCTTCGTTGTCGTGGACATTTAGAATGTATCTTTTCTTTGCAGTCCAAATACCACGGTCAGCGATTACTTCTCTCCCCATTTCCATTTTGTTTTGAAATGCATTTGTGTATTCTGCAAGTTCGTCAAATCCGTCTGCAAGAACTTTCTCAAACATACCTTCGGACTTGTTTAGAAAATCAATAATCTTGGTCTTGTCTGTTTCTTCGGGAAGAACTTTCTGAACTAGTTTGTCCATAGTAATATACACTGAATCAGTATCCATTGCAATCACAAAGTCTTCGTTCTCTGTTCCAAGAGTCTTGTTCATGAAGTCATTGATAGTTCTTTCTGACCACTGAATAATCAACTGACCACTGGTAGTGATTGCCTCTGCAAGGTCAATAGAAAAGAATGCAAAGTATTGATTTGCCAAAGCACCATAAGCTGAGTTCAGTGCAATCTTACGAACCATTTGATTGTTG